CCCCCCCCCCCGCGGCGGCGGCCCCCCACACAGATTAACCTCTTTAATCAGGGTGCCGATAGCGGCATAAAATAAAAACTTTCAAGTGAGCAAAACAATGTTTCAAATAATTTTTGTAAAAATAATCAAGCAGCCCACCATTAAGATTAAAACAAGAAGAAAGCCTATCAGTAGTGCGGTATATACCGCCATTGAAGCAAGGCACAAGAGCCTTGATTATATAGCTAACCAAGCACCGCATAGAGCCTTTGAGCACTTTTCAAAGGGTGGACTTTCAACCGAATGGTGGGATGAATTCTGGCACAATTACGGACTTATGGAAGCCGAAAGCGCTGGAATTGCGTGTCAGGTAAAGAAATGGAAAAGGTAGTTGAAGAATTAAAAATCAAATATAAGTCGCCCGAATGGTACGCGCTTCGCACAAAAGGGATAGGCGGTAGCGACGCGGCGGCGGTTCTTGGGTTAAGCCCTTGGAAAAAGAACACAGACCTTTGGAAAGAAAAGGTTGGCTTGGTGCAGTCGTCATTTAAAACCAACAAACGAATGGAAGAAGGTTCTTTGGCGGAAGACCCTATTGCACAGTTATTCGCTATTGAGCATGCGGACGAATATGAATTCGTTGACTATAAGGACACAGTATTCAAACGCGGACACCGATTCGCATCGGTTGACGGTGGGCTTATTGAAAAAGCCACCGGGCGCAAGGGTGGACTTGAAATCAAGCATACTGAGCCGAACAGCCGAAAGGCTTGGGAGCAGTGGGACGACAAAATACCAGACTACTATTACTGTCAAATACTTCATTATCTGAGTACGACAGGCTGGGACTTTTACATATTAAAGGTGCGCTTTAAAAGTTATTCGCTCGACGAGAATGGCAAGAAAAAACTTGTTATCACGGAACGAGAATATAAGTTTGAACGCAGTGAAGAAGAAGAAAGTATCAAAGTGCTTGAAAAGGCGGAAGACGAATTCTGGCAATATGTGATAGCAAAAAAAGAACCGCCACTTAAATTACCCCCGATATAAATAAAAAAAATATAAGGAGATTTCTATGGAACAGCTTGAAGTCATTATAAAAGATGACGTAGCAAAAATGATTCCCGCAATGATAGCGTGGAACAACGAAGAACTTTTGGAACGTGTGCAAAATGAGATTTTACCGCGCTACATGAACTTGGTTTATACCGACGAGGATATAACCCAAGCAAAAGAGGACAGGGCAGCACTTAACGCTTGGATTAAATCGCTCGACGAGAAACGACTGGAAATTAAAAAGATTTACAGCGGACCGCTCGACAAATTCACAGAGCAAGTAAAAGAAGTAATCGCCGCCGTCAAGCAAGCAACAGACAGAATCGGCGAAATTATTACCACTCACGACAATAAGGCGAAAGCGGAAAAGAAAGCCGAGATAGTCAAGTACTTCAACGAAGTTATCGGCGACCTTGCAGACCTTGTGCCTTACGAGAAAATCGAAGACACCAAGTGGTACAACGCTACTTCAAAATTCAAGGCAACAGCAAAGGCTATTGACGAAAAAGTAGGTAAGATCCGCGAGGACTTAACAGTTATTGACTCGCTCGGCGCAGCAGATACCGACGGCTTGAAACTTTTCTACTTCCGCACTCTGAATTTGGCGCAGACAATAGAAGAAAACAAAAGGCTTAAAGAAGACCGCGCTAAGGTCGCAGAGTTGAACGCGGCGCAGAGAGCCGAAAACAGCGACAGCGAAGAAACCGAAATCACCATTCGTTTTGAAGTTAAGGGTTCGGCGGAAGACTTCCAGAAACTGGCTGCATTCCTCAATGAAAACAACATTGAGTACAGAAAAATCGAAGACTAAAAATTAAGGAGAATAAATCATTATGGCAGGTAAGAACACTTTAACAAGTCTTCAACAGCAACCCGCCCCGCAGGAACAGCCCAAGCGTTTCTCGGCGTGGTTGCAGAAGGTTGAAAACAAGAACTCTATCGTTTCAATGATAGGTAACGAGAACGAGGCGGGAAAGTTTATAAGTAGCATTTCCTCGGCAGTAGCGGTCAATCCCCAGTTGCAGAAATGCGACTTCCCGACGGTTGTAAGCGCAGGACTTTTGGCAAACGCCTTAAAGCTCTCTATGTCGCCTTCTATCGGGCACTGCTACATATTACCTTTCGAGGACAAGAAGAATGACCGCACGGTTGCAACTTTCGTCCTTGGCTGGAAAGGTTATGTACAGCTTGCGGAAAGGTCGGGCTATTACGAGCAGTTAAACGTCGTTGAAATCAAAGAGGGCGAAGTCGTAAAAATCGACAACATAAACGAAGTTTATGAATTCAGACCCATTGAAGACGACGAACAGCGCGAGAAGACTCCCACAGTCGGCTATTACGCATTCTTCCGTTACAACGCAGCGCACGGCGGTTTCTTCAAGGCTATCTACTGGTCAAAGAAGAAAATGTTACGGCACGCTGCAAGATACAGCAAGGCATTCAAGCTCGACGCGGTTAAGTCAAACAACCCCAAGGTTGCGCGTGTATCATATGAAGACTACCTTGCAGGTAAATATCCGCCCGAAGACGCTTGGAAGTACAGCTCTTTCTGGTACGTTGATTTCGACGGAATGGCGAGAAAGACTATGATTCGCCAGCTTATCGGTAAATGGGGCGTAATGTCCGTTGACTTCCAGAAAGCATACGAATCGGACGGCGGTTTCAGAGAAGAACTTTCACCCGACGCGCCTATTCATTATTCCGACAGCAGAAACGAGAACGAAGAAAGCCTTGGCGACGTTATCGTTATCGACGGCGAACCCAACGACGAAGAAATCGCGGCTATGGCTGAGAGAGCAGGCGTTGACAACGAAGACGAAGAAAGTGGTTCGGAAACCGACGGCGCAGAGCAGTCCCCGGCGAAAGGCAAGAAAACAGGCAAATCTACCAAAGGTCAGCAGACCGTTGAAGATGCCTTTTTCAACAAGAAGAACTAATCAACAACTAAGCGTTTAAATGCCCCTTTACGACACGAAGGGTTTTGGCGGGTAAATAGTCGCGGTCCGCTGAAAAACGCGAAAAAGGGGCATTTCCCGCGACCAAATAACGAATTTTGAGGTGTGTATGGCACACGGAAACGAGATTAACAACAAAAGGTACTACTGGTTAAAGCTCGACAGACACTTTTTCCGCGACGCGCGCATTAAGAAGTTGCGCCGTATTGCAGGCGGAGATACATACACGATTATCTACTTGAAACTTATGCTTTTAAGTATTGAGTGTAACGGATATTTAATCTACGAGGGAATCGAAGAAACGTTTGAAGCTGAAATGGCTAACAAGCTGGACGAAGACGAAGAAAACGTTCGCGTAACGATAAATTATCTTCGGATACAAGGGCTTTTAATTGAAAAAAATGACGGCGACGGGTTCTTGCCGCAAGCCGCAGGTTCAATCGGAAGTGAAACATATAACAACGTTTATAAGCGAAGACAGAAACAAAATGCTGAACTTGGAACAGGGGACGGGTTGGAAAAATTACAACCAAATTCAAACCAAATTCCAATAGAGGCAGATAGAGATGCAGATGAAGATATAGATATTATCCCCCCCGCGCCCGCGCGTATAGGCGACGAGATTGTGGGAATGAAAGAGTTTTGCGAAAGGTTCAACATAACAGTTGACGGGTATGACGGTACAGTTTCAGATATAGACTTTACCTTACTTGCTCAATTCTATGAAGACAGCAAAACATTCTTACAGGACAGACCTTTCGCAAAAAAACTTGGGTGGATTTGTAAGAACTATAAGAAAATTCTTACAGGTTATTATAACGACTTTAAAGAGAACCCTTCCACGAAGAAAGGTAAAGGTGCAGCGCGAGAGCGTGGTACTGATATATTAAAAAACCTATTTAACCAAGCCGCCGCAGAAGAAGATGCGGACGACGACGGTACAGAAAACAACGATGGCAAACCTTAAAAAAACAGATATTCCTCAGCTCATAATGCTCATAAGAACAAACTTTGAGAATGCGTACAATTTTCAAAGCGAAGAAGAAGGCAGGTTGCTTATTGCTTACTGGTACGACACTTTGAAAGATTACCCGCGAGAGGTAGTATTCCAATCTGTCAGTAATGCAATAAAAACGTCCGACTTTGCACCCAAAATAAAGAACATTCTTGACGAGGTGGATAAGCTCGTAAACGCGAACAAAAAGACCGACGAAGAACTTTGGGCAGAGTTAGTAAGCGTATTGTATGAAACTCACGACGCAAGCTGTGATTTGAGGTACGGCGACGAAAGCTATCGGCGCGGAACGGCAAAGTTGAGTAAAATCTGGTCCGAGCTGTCGGAAGAAATTAAAGCCTATTGTGTAAACATATCGGGGTTGAGAGAAATTGCGGCAATGGACAACGAAAGCAGGGTATTTGAAAAGGGCAGATTTTTAAAAGCAATGCCCCGTATAAAAGAAACCTTAAAGAACAGACAAGCATCGGAACAGTTTTTGAAACTGGCAGGTGCAAACGGTTTAACCTTACTGCTCGGAAATAAAAAGGACGAAAGTTAATGAATATCGGTTTATTCGACGTTGATAGTCATAACTTCCCGAACCTGCCCTTAATGAAAATATCAGCGTGGCACAAGGCGCGTGGCGATTCGGTAGAGTTTGTATTGCCTTTAAAACATTACGACAAAATCTATGTCAGCAAGGTTTTTGGCGACGAGTATTCGGAAATGCCGATTTCCTGCTTACAAGCCGACGAAATAGTTTACGGCGGAACTGGTTTTGCAATAACGGTTGAGAACGGAAAAGAAGTTTACCATAAAGACCGCGACCCCGTGCTACCCGACGAGATAGAACACATTTACCCCGATTACAGTCTATACCCCGAACTCACTAAGGATACCGCTTACGGCTTTCTTACACGGGGTTGCTGTAACAACTGTGACTTCTGCATTGTGAGCAAGAAAGAGGGAATATGCAGTCAAAAGGTTGCTGATTTGTCAGAGTTTTGGAAAGGGCAGAAAAATATTGAACTGCTTGACGCAAACCTGCTTGCTTGCAAAGACCGAATGGAACTTCTGCAACAGCTCGCAGATAGTAAGGCGAACGTGAATTTCAACCAAGGACTCGATGCGAGATTTATTACGCGAGAAGTTGCCGACCTCTTAAAAAAGATTAAGGCAAAGCGGACGCACTTCGCTTTCGACTTTATGAAAAACGAAAAGGCAATCATTAAAGGTCTTTCGGTTTACAAAGAGATTGTTGGTGGTGGCGACAGTAAGCAAATCGTTTACATACTAACAAATTTCAACACAACGATAGAGCAAGACCTTTACCGTGTGCAAGCTGTGAGAAAACTGGGTTTTTTGCCCGACATAAGAATTTACCGCAAAAATACCGCCCCGCAAATCATAAGAGATTTGCAACGGTGGTGCAACAACAGAATTCTATTCCGAACTTGCGAATTCATGGACTATGTGCCGCGCAAGGACGGAAAAACAATAAGGGAAATTTACTTTAACAAGGAGAATTTATGAAAGTAATCACAGGGAATGTAACAACATGTAATGGCTGTCTTACAGCAATGGAATTTGACGAGTCGGATATTATCCCAGCAATAAAGTGTCCTACCTGCAGTAAGCTCATAGAGGTAAACCATCCACTACCCGCTATTGCCATAGACCTTAACAGTAAGAGTTGGGACGAGATTATTGAGATTTTAAAAACTAAGAGTGGAAAGGCTTTAGGTTTAGGCGCAAAAAAGAATATTACCTTAAAAAACGGTGAGTTTTATACGGTACAAATTACTCACAGAAAAGACAACGCGGTTATTCTTAATCTTTTAGATTTGTATGGTACAAACGACGGCGACGGGCGAATTGCAATGAACAAAAGTTGTACCACTAAAGGGGGATATGCAAAGACACTTGCTCGCAAGTGGCTCAACGAAGACTTCCTTGCGTTGCTACCCGACGACCTTGCAAAATACATAATTCCGACCAAAATTGACGTAGGCAACGGAGAATTCTTGGAAGACAAAGTATTCATTCCGTCGGAGTTTGAATTGCACGGCAGAAAGATTCATGCAATGTACGAGGAGGGCGAACAGTTTGAACTCTATAAAGAGGACTGGCGCAACCGCATTGCGGGTTGCCGTGACGGAGAGTACGGCAGATGGCAGTGGACTCGCTCGGTTGCCTCGGCTGGGTCCGTCTGCATTGTGGGCTTCGGCGGGTATGCGGTCTACGGCGGCGCGGACTGCGAGTATTGCCTTCGCCCCCATTTCCAAATCGGTATCTAAAATCTCACACCCTTGCGGTGTGAGAGAAAACACAAAAAAGAGAGGAATTTATGCCTATTAAAAATTACACGACAAAAGTCAGCGCATACAAAACAATCAGCGAAATAAGCGGAATTTTAGCCGAGCACGGCGCAAGGCGCGTTGCTCACGATTACGACAACGGAAAGGTCGTTGCCGTTTGCTTTGAAATCGACACGCCGTTTGGGGTACAGGCTGTGCGCTTGCCCGCGAATGTCGAAAAGGTCTTGCTGGTATTACAGAAACAAAAGGTGTCAGGTGCGAACTATGCACAGGCGGAAATGACAGCGTGGCGAATTGTAAAAGACTGGATCGACGCTCAAATGGCAATTCTCGAAAGCGAAATGGTTACAATGAGCGAGATTTTCTTCCCCTACATGCTTAATAACCTTGCGACTGGCGAAACTGTGTACCAGCTTTTCGTAAACAAACAACTGCGGTTGGGGGACGGCACGAATGGTTGACGGACTTTTCAGAGGAAAAAGAGAAGATAACGGCGAATGGGTTTATGGCTATTATGGTCAGTTTCATAACAGACCTAAACTGCAAAAGCCGAACTCGCACCAAATATTTGAACCGTCCGAACACGCCTATATAGGTGGAAGTTATATCGGTGGTTTCTGGCGCATTGTTAAGCCTGAAACCGTCGGCAGAGTACTAAAAATTAAAAATATACAATACTGCGAGGGTGATATTGTCGAAGTAAGCGTGTCTATACACGGTAAGAAGATATGCGGACGGGTTATGTTTGGTAGTTTCTTTGAAAGCAACGAAGATAGTTACACGGGTTTCTATATTAACTGGTGCACCAAAGACTACAAGTTACACAAAAAATCTATTAACTACTGGACACAATTTGAAGACTTTAAAATTATCGGCAATATACACGATAACCCCGAACTTTTAAGAGAGGACTAACGCTATGGAATGGAAAAAGAAAGACGACGGTAGTTACGAGGCGAAAGGTAAGAAAGGCACATTTGTGATTTGGAAAGAGCGTAGCAGATGGGAAGTGCGTTATACGGCCAGCGTTGGTTATAACACATTCGCTTTTCATAAAGAAACGCTTAAAGATGCAAAAGCCGCTTGCGAAAGAAACTTCTACTGGGAGAAAGTGGTCTAATGAAATGCGCCAACGAGCGGTGCTCAGAATATAAAAAAGGTTGCAACTTCGGCAGTACCGAGTGCGATTACTTTAAGGTTCCGCCGATAGGCGAGAGTACAAAAAAATCAAAGGCTGCACCTAAAAAGGTTGCTGGGCAGAGAGTAACCGAGGATGAAGTTCAGGAAGCGGTAATTCAGTATTGTCAGCTCTGCAAAATCACAGTCGTACATATCCCAAACGAAGGACAGAGGTCGAAGTCTTATGGCGGCAGACTTAAAAAGCTCGGAATGCGTCCGGGTTTCCCCGACTTGAGCTTTCCTACACCGCTTAATGGCTACCACGGACTTTATATTGAACTAAAAAGGGACGAGAAAGCCAAGCCAACACCCGAACAACTTGAATGGATAGAATATCTGAACAAGCAAGGCTATTACGCTACGGTTTGCCACGGCGTAGCCCAAGCAATAAAAGTTATCAATAAATATTTCAAGGTAAATAGCAATTTATGATTACTTTAACCAAGAACGCAAACGGAAAAATCGAACTTACCGAAGAAGAATTTCAAAATCTTATACTTGCGATTAAGGACGAACTTTTTAACGCAGTAACGGAAGAATTACAAAAGGAAATCGTTAAGGATAGCCAAAAATATATCCCGCATATTAAACCAAAGGTAATGGGGTTAGATATGGAAATTGAGCCAAGAACACCAAGACCGTTTGAGTATTACGGGATTAGAATAGTTGAACCTTGTGTAATTCCTACACGCTTTGAAATGGTAAGTAATGAGCCAAAATTCAAAGTTGGCGAACACGTTTACATACTGCGTCGCATGAACGATTCAAAGGTCATTTCAAGCGAGAAGATAAGACAGGTTCACGCAGGCAAACACGCAATTTCCTACACGCTTTACGGCGAAACAATACGACGCAAGCAGGCTGATATTTTTAAAACCTACGAAGATGCTGAGAGAGAATTAAAGGGAGAAACAACATTATGAAAACTTGCGAATACACACAAACAGAGATACTTGAAAAGGACTTAGGTTCTACTTGGAAATGCTCGGCGTGCGGAACGGTAGAAGTTCACGCAGGGCGGACAATGCCCTACAAATACTGTCCTTATTGTGCAGCCGAGATAATCAAATTCCATAAGTTTGAATCCGTAAAAGCAAAATTGAACGATAAAGACCCTGTAACAGTCGCGGCGGCTATTTTGTGGTTTATGCGGTTATTCCCCGGCAGTTTCATTAACTCGTCAAATGAGCTGATACTGGACCGTGACTCAAACACCTATTTTGGATTAAGTTCCATAACGAGCCTAACTACACTGCGGTGCAAAATTATAGAGCAGATTTCCCGCGCGGCAAGTAAGTCCGAACCTTACGGAAACCGCAGCAAGAAAAGCATAGAGAAGAATATTGCTTTTCAAACCAGAATGCGCGAAGGGATCAACCAGTACTTAGGGACGAAATTCACTCAGGAAGAATGGTTGTACATATACACCTATCTCGGCAACGGAATCAACCGCCCGCTTTGCGAAAAGTTTGTCGATAGCGGCTACGACACAAATGTCATACGGAGAGTAAAGGGTAATACCTAATGGCTAACAAATTTAACTTAGACAGAAAAAAGCGAAAGCTCAAACGGCTTTCTATGAGAAGGAATTTTGATACCGTACTTCTCGATAACGGAAAGGTTAAAGAGTATTGCGGCGAGAGAACGAATGCTTTGATTATCTACAAACACAAGTCAAAGCAATTCGTGAATTTGATAGGAAAGGCAGGCAATGAACGTATTTTCAATTCTCGGACTTATTATGGCGAGCCTGATACTGGGCGTTCTAATATGTCTTTTGGTGTTACTGATACTTGATAGTCAACTCAAAGACATTCAAAAAAAGCAACGTCAAGTGAACGACATTGAGTGGCATTACCGCCACGGTACCCCGATGGAAGAAATACTAAAAATGCCTATGCCTAAAAAGTTAAAACGAAAACTACTAAAAATTTATAAGAGCGATAGATAGGAAGCAGAATGTTTATACTCGGAAATCATATTTATTCGGACGGAATATTTGATAATTTCAGATTCCCCGAACAGCGCAAATCAAGACCTTATACCAAAGGTCCTCACATTGCAAAAATTAAGAACAAACGCCATAAGCGGAACAAGGTTGCTCGACAGACCCGAAAAAAGCAAAGGAAGGCAAGAAAGTGAAAGTATCACAAAAAGTTAAAGATATTGCAAATTGCATTGCTAAAAACGCAGAAAAGCAAAGGGAATTAAATTTAAAACTTAATACCGAGCTTGAAAAAATGGGTGTCGATTTGGGCGATGACAGAATCATAGAGGTAATTGCTTACTTGGAAGGTGACTGCTCGGCGGACGAACTTATCGGGTATTTAGAGGAATTGTAAGGTGAAAGTTTTATCGGTAATAGTTGACGAGATTCCAACTACCTGTACAGGATGCGATTTTGCCTATCATAGAAAGGTAAACGAACTTGATAAAGATAGTGATTTAATCTATGGTTGTTGCTTAACAGGTAGGGAAACCGCGCTGCCGAACGACAATGGGCGCGAATTCGATTGCCCATTAGTACTGGAAACAAAAAAGCAAAGAAAGAGCCGACTTTATAGAGGTAGAAAGTGAAAGCGATTTTAATAGCAATTCAACCCAAGTGGGTAGAACTTATATTACGCGGTTTAAAGACAGTTGAGATCCGCAAAAGAATACCGCACATTAACGGACCTTTTAAGGTTTACATTTACGTTACGAGCAGTAAGTTTGATATTACTCTCTGCGACGATTTGAGCGCAGCCAGCGTAATTCTTACAAACAAGGCTCGCGGAAAGGTTGTTGGCGAATTTATTTGCGACAAAACAATTCTTTATGGCGAGTGCGGTTTTGAAGCTATCGCAAGGGGTGGCAGTTGTCTTACCGAGAGCGAGGCGCGTGCATACGGCAAAGAAGATTATCTTTACGGCTTGCATATTTCCGAACTTACTGTTTACGAACAGCCGAAAGAACTTAACGAATTTGAATTCCTGTGCAAAAACGGAAAGACCGACTATAACACAGACATTTATTGCAAAGGCTGTCGCTACGCATATCAGGGGACTTCAACCAAAGAAGTTTACTGCGATAGGACGGTGCTTACTGCGCCCCAAAGTTGGTTTTATGTGAGGGACTTAGCAGTATGAGAATGGGTAGTTTATTTGACGGCGCAGGAACGTGTTGTTTCGCGGCAGAGCTTTGTGGAATTCAGTCAGTATGGAGTTCAGAAATAGAAAAATTTCCACTCGAAGTAACGGCAAAGAGATTTCCAAAGGTTAAACAACTTGGCGATATTACAAAGATTAATGGTGCAGAAATAGAACCCGTTGACATAATAACTTTTGGCTCACCCTGCCAAGACCTTTCAATAGCAGGTAAGCGTGAAGGGTTAGACGGTGAACGGTCAGGGCTTTTTATGGAAGCTATAAGAATTATTAAGGAGATGCGAAATGCAACAGCAAATGAGTTTCCTCGATTCGTTGTTTGGGAAAACGTCCCCGGCGCATACAGTTCAAACCAAGGCGAAGACTTCCGAACAGTCCTTGAAGAAATCGTCAGAGTTAAAGACGGTTCAGCCGTTATTCCTCGACCTTCGCGGGGGGGGCAAATCTACTCGCTGGAACAGAGCAGGATACATATTGGGTCGAGGATATTCCCTCGCGTGGCGAACGCTCGATGCTCAATTTTGGGGAGTGCCCCAGCGTCGTAGAAGAATCTACCTTGTCGCAGATTTTAGAGGAGAACGTGCCGACAAAATATTATTTGAGCGAAACGGCTTGTCGCGGAATTTTAAGACGGTCAGTCAAACGTGGAAAGACTCTTCCGACGTTGCTGAAAATTGCGCTCATAATTCAGGGCAATGTTTCGATGCAAGAGGCAACGGAAATGGGGCTATTGCGCCAACAATAACGGGCGACCACGAAAATCGCGTCACTGACTACACCGCAGTAGTTGTTTACAATGAAGAAACCATAACCAGCAAAACAAATGCAAGCAACCCCAAGAATGGCGACCCTTGCTGTACGTTGTGTGCTACGGGTGCAGAACGGGCGTTATTGGTTATAGGGGCTAAGCCTCCCGTCTATTGCATTCAAGGTAATTGTATTGACCGTGCGGATACGGCGGGGTGTAACGGTAAAGGGGTAAAAGAGGGCGTAAGTTACACGCTTAATACTATCGACAGACACGCGGTTTGTTACTGTGGAACAGACGAAACATATTTTTCAATCGAAGAAGAAAAATCACCAACATTAAAGAGCCGCGACTATAAATGCCCCAACTATGTTGTTTACAGCGAGGCTTATACGTTAGATTCGCTCGCCTCCAACAGCATGAAATCAAAGAACCCTCACAGCGGAATACATAAAACAGAAATCGCGCGTTGCTTAGATACCTCTGTGCCAGACCCTTCAAAAAATCAAGGCGGCAATGCGATTTGCCAAATTACTAATGCGCGGTTAATAGTCCGCCGTCTTACGCCGACAGAATGCGCACGATTACAAGGAATGCCTGACTGGTGGGCGAAAGATATTAAACACAACGATTCCCCCGAATACAAAATGTGGGGCAACGGAATGGCTTTACCGAACATTCTCTATGTTATGGAAGGCTTAAAAGAAATTGCAGAGGAAGCGGCTTGAAGTTTGACCTTGACACAATAAACTGCGTTGACAGTTATCAAGCAATTAAAGATTTGCCCGATAAGAGCGTCGACCTAATAGTAACAGATCCGCCGTATGAGCAAAGCGTAAAGCATAGCGCAGGTAAATTCGGTGAAAAGAAGAACCTGCACTACGAACAATACGTTGAAATATCAGACGGTTTTAAGGCGGAAATACTCGACGAATTCGTAAGAGTATTAAACCGCATAAATCTGTATATTTGGTGCAGTAAAAGTCAAATCCCTGCGCTGTTGCAATACTTCGTTATCCAACGCAAGTGTAACTGGAATTTAATCACTTGGCACAAAACGAATGTCTGCCCGACCTGCAATAACAAGTATATGAATGATACGGAATACTGCTTTTTCTTCCGCGAAAAGGGTGTACCGTTGTTTGGTAATTCGGAAAGCAAAAAAACATTCTATGTTACGACAATGAATGTGAATGATAAGAAGAAGTTCGACCATAGCACGATAAAACCAGTACATATCATTCAAAACTTTATATTAAACAGCAGTAGCGAAGGCGATTTGGTATTCGACCCTTTTATCGGTAGCGGAACGACAGCTGTCGCAAGCCGAAATCTAAAAAGGCACTATCTGGGCTTTGAAATCTCGGAAAGGTGGCACAAGGTAGCAACCGATAGACTTAACAATATCCAAGCAGGCGGACAACTTAGTTTATTTACGGAGTAAAAGTATGGAAAATAAAGTAACAATAGAATTAACGCTTACGGAAGAAACGCTTGTAAAACTCGTACACGAATCAACAAATATCAAACTTGACGAAGTTGAAAATCTTATTATGGACGAGATTTTAGCAAGCCTTAGCGATAAGGACGCAAAACTCATTGAAAACAACATAAAGCCCGACGGTGAGTGGGCGCGCGGTGTTTGGTGGACCGTCCAAAGAATAAAGGCAGCTATACTCTCTCTTAAAAAAGAGGGCGAAAAATAATGAGCGAAATTCAACTGCATCTCGGCGATTGCCTTGAAGTAATGAAAGGCATTCCCGATAAATCTATTGATATGATTCTCTGCGATTTGCCCTATGGTACAACCCAAAACAAAAAGGACAAGCGCATTGATTTAAAGGCTCTCTGGAAAGAGTATAGGCGCATTATTAAGGACAATGGCTGCATAGTTTTATTCGCCCAAGGGAAGTTTTACATAGACCTTGCAATGAGTAATTACAAGTGGTTCAGATACGACTTGATATGGGATAAGAAGTTGACGAGTGGTTTCCTTAACGCAAAGCGTATGCCTATGCGTCGCCACGAACAGGTTGCAATATTTTATAAGAAACCGCCCGTGTACAATCCGCAATTCACCAAGGGACAGCCCCTGCACAGTAAAGGCACCAAGTATAAGACCAAAGCACAGACCAACAACAACTACGGCAAATACGGTGCGCCCGCGAACGATAGGGCAGGTTCAACCGACAAATACCCGACGAGTATTCTGGAAGTAGCTAAACCGCACCCCAGTAAGGCACAACACTCAACAGAAAAGCCCGTAGCACTCTGTGAATGGCTCATAAAGACCTACACCAACAAGGGAATGACAGTGCTCGACAACTGTATGGGAAGTGGCTCAGCGGGCGTAGCGGCGCGGAATACGGACAGAAACTTTATCGGCATTGATAAAGACCCTGAGAGTTTCAACACGGCAAAAGAGAGAATAGAGGTAAGGTACAGTGAACAACAACGAATCCAAGATATTTTTAACTGATAGTAACGGCAATACTCAAGAATTCAGTGGCGCGTTAATGGCGGTCAACACAAAACCGCTTTTCGTAGGGGTTGATTTGGGGACAGGTCCCGATAGAACTGGGTGCGGATTCGTTTATCCGAAGTTGAAAATGGGTGGCAGGGCATTATTTGATAAGAAGACAGCGGACACGTTTACGCTTATTTATGCAGAAAGGCGATTAAGAGCCTTGCAAAGTTGGCGATACCATAAGGCTCGTCCCGGCTGGATAAGACGGCGCATAAAGAACTTAAAACGCAAAATTAAAACAATAAGGAACAGATATTCGGGAGATTCGGAATGGCTGAAGAATATGGACTTCATTCGGAATTTGATATAAAAAAGCACAAGCAAAGATTTATAGACTATCTTGAAGTGCTGATTTTGGAAGACGGAACGGTTGTATATGCGGTACCGTCGCACCAGAGAAAAGCGGAAGAACTTTGCTGTAAAAAGCTGAACATTTCACCCGAAAAGCTCGCTCAAAAAGGAAGACGACATATCAATGATTACCCCGAATGGCTACTTTCGATTTGTGGCGCAGTAATGGCATGGAACTGCCATTATATGTTCGGCAAGAGCGGTATGACTAAAAAACAAACGGCTATGTTAAGACGTTTAAAAATGAACGGATTATATAGGGGAATGATTTAATGGCGATTATAAAACAAGAGTACGAAAACGGCGTAACCTATGTGCTTGCAAGCGGAAGAATAGTGAAAGACCCTTCGTACAAAAAAGTTGGCAATAACGCCATTTCGTGTACGTCATTCAGCATATCTGCTGGCTATTCAAAGGATGAAGACGGCGGTTCTAAAACAGAATTCGTATCATGCACCTGTTGGCGAGAACTTGCCGACTTTGCGGCATCGTTTAAAAAGGGCGACACCGTATTTTTAATGGGCGCACTCGAAAAAACAGAGTATAACGGCAAGACCTACGAAAAGGTTGTGTGTGACTTAATTCTTCCCCAAGTATTCGCGCTTGACGAACTTGGAAAGACGATTTATAAGGCACAGCCGACGGAAACTGACGATGACGACGAAGATATTCCATTCTAAAAAGAGAGGTAAATATGAACGACGCAGAAAGACTTTTAATTGAATATATCTGCGACGGCGACATAAAAAAGTCGCAAGCGCAGGTGCGGACAATTTTAGAGAGTTTGAATACCGAAAAAGATAAGAGATTTAAGGAATATCAACTTAAAAAATTGAATACTAAACAAGCCGAACTTATAGAATTGCCGTATAATATGCGTGGACTTTTGACTGCGGAAAACAGTGCGCTTTTCCCTATAAATCGCTTTATCTTGAGAGAAGGCGAAGAAATGGTAGTAAAACAGCTTTTGGACGCTTACGAAGTTTCAAATGAGCTTGCAGACCTTAACGTCAGATATGTGCCGTCGCTCTTACTTCACGGCGAAAGTGGTACAGGAAAAACGGCGTTAGCACGGTACATAGCATACAAGGCGGATCTGCCTTTCGTTTATGTCAAATTCTCAAATCTTATAACGTCGACACTTGGCAGCACACAAAACAGCATTGCGAAAATATTTGATTATGCGAGAACTGCACCCTGCGTGCTTTGCTTTGACGAGATAGATGCTGTCGGAATGAAAAGGGGTGCAAGGGACGACGTAGCGGAAATGGGGCGCGTTACTATTGCCATTATGCAGGAACTTGACACCTTGAAAAATGGCGTAATCATTATCGGCACAACCAACCGCTACGATTCGCTGGACGACGCTTTAATAAGGCGTTTCCAATTAAAACACAAAGTCAAGGAAATGTCCTTAGACGACGTATATACGCTCGCTATAAAATTCTTTAACTCGGTAGGAATAGATAAGTCCGAAATTAAATGGTGGGCGCAGGCAGCATTTAAGGGCGGCGAATCTGCGGCAACCGTAATCACAAAATGTACTGACGCGCTGGTTTCAATGCTTATCGAAAGGAAGAAAAAGAATGCTTGAAATCTTATATAGAATTTACGAAGTAGCGGACGAAGAAACCGCAAAAAAGAACCGCGAAAACGATATGAATTTCGGTATCTTTTCTTCAACCAGCAAGGCTGAGAACACTGAACTGGTTATGGATTGTAAAGTGTGCGATAGCCGCGACCAGTTTAAAGAGATTATAAGAGCTGAGTACGGCGAGAAAATTGCTTTTGCTTACCGCAAAGACAAGATGAAGGCGGGCGACCTTTACTGTATTGTTATCGGTGAGCATTGCTACGATACCGAGCGGTATTTCCAAAAGCACACCTTCACCTGTGCACAATGTGGACACACGATTACAACATACTTGAAAAATAAAATTGAGTTTGGTAATTACGAAATCAAACACAGGTTTTTCGGTATAGAGGAATACAGAAAAAAGCAGTTTTGCAGTGAAGGGTGCAAGTGGAAATACGAGCAAGAAGAACTCGCCCGAATAAGACCCGATGATGATAAGGAATTTTATGTTACAAGAGATATGTTTACCGAGCAAGTGGCTGGATACATATACCTTATAACCAAAAAGACGACTGGCGAATTTTATGTCGGGCAAACAATATATGCGCCAGTATTCAGGTGGGCGCAGCACCTTAAAACCGAAAGGTTCAATATTAAGGGAATTCTTGACTATCAATTTGAAGTAATAGAGATTGTCCCCAAAGGTGAGAACATTCTCGAAAGAGAAAAGTACTGGATACAAAAAAAGTATAAAGAAAACCCCGCGAAGTCGCTTAACATTATGCAGACCGCAGGGTTGGCAGAGGACACGCAGTAATGTCCTTCATAAAACATAAAGACAAGTGGCGCAGAACGATTGTTATGGGCGTTGGAACGGTGCTTAGCAACCAAAACGGCGACGTCCTGACAATATCTGAACCGAGCGCATACACAAATGCGCACAAGCTCGTTTTTAGAGCGAACGGCGCATCCCGCAAGCTCGAAGAAGACAAGTGGCAACGACAGTTAATGAACTTTGGACTATGGGATAACCACCCGCTGGCGGCGGTTGTAAGTCAACTTAAAGAGTTTGATACTGTGTTTGTTTACGGCGTTTTAGACAAGTCGTCGTACATATCGCAAGCCACGGGACATAAACGGAACTATTACGAGGTAAAACTCGAATTCATTCAAATAATCGCACGCGGGGACGGAACAATGCCGATTATGGACGGCGGTTTAAGCGGTAAGAGCGCGGACTACGAACCCGACCCGGACGGCGATATTCCATTCTAAAAGCGATAGAGGTAATTATGGAAAGATTAACAAGATATAGAGTAACGACAGATTATAAAGGCGAATATGCAGAACCCGAAGAAGGGGTTGACAATGCAGATATTTGTAATCGTCTTGCAGAGTTAGAAGACAAGCTCGAAAACGGACAAGCGTTTGAATTGCCGTGCGCGATTCACGATACGCTTTACACCCATAAAAAGGTCTTCGGGAAGTGGCAAATTGAAGAACTTGAATGCTGGGGTTTCCATTGTGACGGAAGAAAGATTTTATTTATAGACTGTCAAAATGCAAAAACGGCATCGTCAAACAGTTTGCGCTCATTCAGGCTTGAAGACTTCGGTAAATCAGTTTTTACCGAAAAGGACCAAGCTGAAGCACGCTTAAAAGAATTAAAGGGGAACAAATAATGAGTTATTGCGATTATGATTATGAAAAAGAACCGAATTATCCAGAAGTTGAAGAAATCATAGACAAGGCTTCTGGCAAGTTTGAAGAATTTTTACGCAAAGCATTTGTAAATGAATATAAGAATATTCAAGGTGCAAGCGAAAACAATGCAAGAGTAGAAAAACTATTAAATGAGCGCGAGAAATCTTTAAGGGAAAAGGAACTCAAATTGCAAGAGCGCGAATCTGAACTTGCCAAATCCGAAGAAGTTCAATATGAAAAACTCAAAGCAAAATGGTTTACGGAACTCGGTTTAGCTTTTGATATTGGCGATACTGTCTATTACCGTAAGGACGTGACAAAAACGTGTCGTTTGTCCTACCTGTAACGGCAACAAAAAAGTCAAGGCGAAAGTTGAAAGTGCTAATAATGCGACGTTAGATTGCGAGCTTAATTGTCCTACTTGCAATGGTTATGGAACAGTGTTAGGCGAAAGAGAATATGAGATTGTGGAAGCGACGGTAACACAAATTGACGCTCATATTAAAAAATACAGCGATGGCTCAATAGTTATTAAGCATGATAGTGATTTTAGCTACGAACTTATTACTTGTGCATGGGTAAAAGATAAGAAAGGGAGCGACTCTCACAAGATTCAAGGTTGTGACTTGTATAAAACGAGAGAAGAATGCGAGAAAACTATCCAAGCATTAAAAGAGGGTAAGTAATGCCTATCATAAACGATTACAATCCACCCAAGCGCAAGCAATTAACAAAGTCGGAACGTCAGGAAGTTTACGACAAATGTGGCGGACACTGTGCTTACTGCGGTTGTGAAATCGCCTTAAAAGATATGCAGGTTGACCACATTGTGCCTATGGCACGGTGCTTTGATTGTTACCGCCAACACAAGACCGCTGAAGAATTAGACGTAATGTCAAATTATTTGCCCGCTTGTCGCAGTTGCAACCATTATAAAGGAAGTTCAACTTTGGAGAATTTCCGCAAAAACATAGAGCGGTTTCCGAGCGTTTTAATGCGCGACAGCGTTACATACAAGAATGCGGTCAGATTTGGACTGGTGGTGCCAAATCCCCATAAAGTAGAGTTTTATTTTGAGAAACTTGGAATTTCAATTCCGAGCGAGGGTGACAAACCAAAAGGATAGAGAATGCCTACAATAGAACTTCTTAAAGAATTACAAGCCGCGCCGTTTCACCGTAAGGTTGCAATAACGCAAACACGAATAATGGAATGGTACTTCAAATTTAAAGGGCAGGTTTATGTGTCCTTTTCTGGCGGCAAAGATAGCACAGTGCTTTTACATATAGCGCGTAGAATATTTCCCGACGTAGAGGCTGTATTCTGCGATACTGGGCTTGAATACCCCGAAGTAAGACAGTTTGCAAAGTCGTTTGATAATGTGACAGTTATGCGCCCTAAAATGCGTTTTGACGAAGTTATAAAAACATACGGATACCCCTTTATAGGCAAGGAAGTTGCGGAGCGTGTTTATAATTCCAGACTTTGTATTGCGGGGGGGGGGGGGGGGTTTGTA